CTGCCAATATGTATAATCTTCTTAGAGATAAATTAAGAGAAGCAAGATTTGTAGATAGTACAGAAGGTCAAAATACTCAACCCGATAAAGGTATGGCAGATGTAATGGATGCAAGTACATTTATCAATTCAAGGTTCTAATACATGGCAAGAGTAGCCGCACAGCTTACAAACTTTACAGGTGGAGAATTTTCACCAAGATTAGATGGTCGTAATGACATAGCTAAATATACAACAGCGTGTAAGACTTTAGAAAATTTTGTTGTTTATCCTCATGGATCAGCTACTCGTAGACCAGGCACAACATTTATTTCAGAAGTAAAAGATAGTTCAAAAAAAACAAGACTTGTTCCTTTTGAATTTTCTACAACACAAACTTATATGCTTGAGTTTGGAAATCAATACATCAGAATATACAAAGACAAAGGACAAGTATTAGATAGTGGTTCTGCAGTTGAAGTGTCTACACCTTATCTAGAAGCTGAGTTGTTTGATCTAAAGTTTGCACAATCAGCAGACGTGATGTATATTTGCCACCCCAATCACGAAGTAGAAAAATTATCTAGAACCTCACACACTGCTTGGACTTTATCAGATGTTGATTTTACAAAAGGTCCAATGCAAGATCCTAACACAACAACAACAACTTTAAATCCTGGACAGTCAGCAGTAGGTACAGGAATAGCTTTAGTTGCTTCTGCAGTAACAGGTATCAATAGTGGTTCAGGTTTTCTTGCAACAGATGTTGGAAGATTTGTTTTTTTAAATGGAGGCTATGCAAAAATAACTGCTGTTGCAGATACAACAAACGCAACCATAACAATTATCACAGCTCTTACAGGTGCAAGTGCTACAGCAAATTGGCAGCTAGGAGCTTTCTCAGATACTACAGGTCATCCTTCTTGCGTTACTTTTTTTGAACAACGATTAGTTTTTGCAGGAACTTCTCAACAACCTCAAACTATTTTTTTCTCAAAGTCAGGTGATTATGAAAACATGGATGCAAATATTGGAGGAACAATAGCAGACAGCGATGCTATTATTTATACGATTGCATCTAACCAAGTAAATGCCATAAGATTTATGACTGCGACCAGAACCTTAATTATTGGTACAGCAGGTGGTGAGTTTGTAGTAAGTGGAGGTGGAACTGACTCTGCAATAACACCGACTAATATACTTATCAAAAAACAATCTAATCATGGTGCAGCAAACGTAGATGCGATTGCAGTTGGTAACGCAACTTTATTCCTTCAACGTGCAAAAAGAAAGATTAGAGAACTTGCTTATAACTTTGATGTAGATGGTTATATTGCACCTGATATGACGATCCTTGCAGAACACGTTACAGAAGGTGGACTAACTCAAATGGCATATCAACAAGAACCTAATCAAATTATGTACGCAACAAGAAACGATGGTGAACTTATTGCACTAACTTATCAAAGAGAACAAAAGGTTACAGCTTGGCATAGACATATCTTTGGTGGTAGATTTGGTAATGCTACCATCACAGTGACTGATTATGCAAACATAGCAAACGGAACAAGAATTGTTTTAACAAAAGCAGATGGAACTCAAGTTACATTTACATCTTCTACAACTGATGTGTCTGGTAAGTTTCATACTGAAACAAGTAATAATCAAACAGCAACAAATTTAAAAACATTAATAGATGCTGATTCTAATTTTACAGCAACAGTGAGTAGTAATGTGGTTACGATTACAGAGACAACACCAATATCTATAGGATTTTTAACAATTACATCTTTAGATGATGCGACTAGATTAGCAAAGACTGATGAAGGCAAAGCTGTATGCGAAAGCGTAGCAGTGATTCCAACTGATGATACAGAGTATGAAGTTTATGTTATTGTAAAAAGAACAATAAATGGATCAACAAAAAGATATGTAGAAGTTTTAAATACTTTTGATTTTGATGAAACAGATAATACATCTTTTAATTTTCTAGATAGTCAATTAACTTATTCAGGATCTGCAGCAACTAGTATATCTGGTTTATCACACCTTGAGGGACAAACTGTTTCAATATTAACCAATGGTGCAACACATCCTGACAAGACTGTGAGTTCAGGTGCGGTAACTTTAGATCGTTCTGCAACAGAAGTTAAAATAGGATTAGCTTATACTTCTTTGCTTACAACAATGAGACTAGATGCAGGTTCTCAAAATGGAACATCTCAAGGTAAAACAAAAAGAATATACGACATTACCATAAGAATGTTTGAAACAGTTGGAATAGAAGTTGGACCAGATTTAAATAATATGGAACGCATACCATTCAGATCATCTGCAAATGATATGGATAATGCTTTACCAGTATTTACAGGAGATAAGGAAGTAGAATTTAGAGGTAACTATGAAACAGATGGTTTTGTGTTTGTAAGACAAACTCAACCTTTACCTTTAACTCTTTTATCGTTATATCCTAGATTGCAAACAAATGATGGATAATACATATAGTACCTTACACTTCTGAACATGGAAGATTTATACTCTCATGTCAAATGAACCATGCGTTGATGGATAAGGATGCTGAATTTGAATTAGATGCCATGAACCTAGTGGAGGATCATTTATCTTTTACAGGTATCATTGGTAAGAAGCCAATCTTTGCTGCTGGTATGAAAATGCTTTGGCAAGGGGTAGCCGAGGGTTGGGTGATTGCAACACAAGATGTTTGGAATCATCCATTATCAGTTGCTCGTGCAATTAAAAAAGATTTTGCCAAAGTTGCAAAAAAATATAATATTAAAAGAGTTCAGACCGCTGTAAGATCAGACTTTGATAAAGGTATAAGATTTGCAGAATGGTTAGGATTAGAAAATGAAGGTCTAATGAAACACTATGGTTTTGATAGTTCACACCAATACAGATATGCGAGGATATTTTAAATGAGTTATGTATTTGATATTGCGGCAGCAAAACAAGCTAGTGCTATTGGTAAATATAATCAATCAATACAAGAAAGAAATGCACAGATTTCAGAACAAGAAGTAGAAACATTAGATAAACAAAAAGAGTTTGATCTTGCTAAATTTGAAGAAAGTTTTGAAAGACTTCAAGCAGAAACTCAAGTTGCATATTTAAAATCTGGTGTTCAGTTATCTGGAACTGCGTATAGAGTTATGCAGTCTAATGTTGAACAAGCAGAATTAGATAAAAAAGTTATAGAGTACAACACAGATATTAAACAATCTCAAAAATTAGAAGAGGCTAATTATTCTCGTATGCAAGGACAACTTGCTAGACAACAAGCAAAAATTGCTGAATTAGGATATTATTCTAAAGCAGGTCAAAGTTTAATGTCAATGGGATCTGGTGGAGGTAAATAGCATAATGAAAATACCTGAACCATATACATCAAGAGCAAGAATTACAGCAGAGACTGGATCTGTAAAATCTAATATTCAGGTTTCACCATTTAGAACAACAGCTGGTGCTTTATCTGAAGTAGCTAAATCTGCTCAAAATTATTATCTAGCAGAAAAAAGAACAACTGATAAATTGAAAGCAGGTAAACTATCAGAAGATGCCACTGTTGAAATATTTAATGCAAGAAAAGAATCTGAATTATTAAAAAATCCTGAAGATGGTGTAAAAAATTTTAATGAAAAATTTAATAAAATAATAAACAAATATAAAGTAAAAGCAGATAACAAATTTATAAAAGATTATTTTGAAACAAATCTTTTAAAAGAAAAAAAAAATCATGTCACAAGTATTCTCAAACAAACAAGAGATAATTTAGTTACAACTAGAACAGATCAAGTTAATGGATCTATTAAAAGAAAGATATTTGATGCAGTACATTCCAAAGGAAAAATAGATTTCAAAACTTTAAACAACGATGTCATAAATGATTATAATGAGTTAAGAAAAGAAGGTTTAATAGGACCAGACGATGTAAATAAATTTAAAAAGGATCTTCCTAAAGTAATTGAAATAGAGATGATAAATAAACTTGCTAGTGAAAACGCTGCAAGAGCTTTGGTTGCTTTAGATGACCCTGCTAATTTTACAACATTAAAGGGTGAAGAAAGACAAAAAGTAAAAGCACAACTAAGAACTCAAGCAAGATTTCAAAGTGAAGTTTTAAAAAGTGCTGCGAGTGTAAGAGTTTTAAATGTTAAAAAGAAAATTGCAGAAGAATACAAGGGAAATAAAAATCAATATTTTGGTATAGATCCAAAACAATTATCTAAATACAAAACAGGTAATGTAGATTATGACAGACAAATTGTTTCTCTAAATGACAAAATCATTAATAAAAAAATTAGTGAAAATACGGACTTTCAATACAATTCTAAAATTATTAATAAAATATTAAAAGGTGAAATATCTAATTCTATGGAAAAATTTATTTTGGAAGGAGAGAGTGAATCTTTAAGTATTACTGAAAGGGTTGGCTCTGGTAAAATAAATTTAGATAATGATGAGTTTTTTACAAATTTATTTGAAGTTCAGAACAATAAAAAAATTAATTCAGCAAACAAAGAATTTTTTAATTTCATAAACAAAATTGTTCCACTGGTCGAAGGAACTCCAAGTACAAAAATTTTTGACGAAAAATATAACAGTAGACTTTCTTCTTTTAGACAGGAAATGTATGGCAAGTTTGTTAAAGGATTACAATCTGGTACTCCAGTAAATGAACTGTTAAGTCCAACATCTAATAATTATATTGCTAAAGATTTACTTAAACACATTCCACCTAAAACAAAAATAAGAGAAGCTCTTATGGATTACGCATCTAAAAAAGAAGAAGAAAATAAAACAATATCTGTTCCTAGAAAAAAAAATGAAAGTTATGAAAGCTGGAGAAAAAGATGGCAACAATCTCAGCAGAAATAAATGCAGCTAAAGAAGCTGGATTTTCAGATCAAGAAATTAAAAATGGTCTAGCAGATGAGATTAACTCTGCAAAAGAGGCAGGTTTTACTGAACAAGAAATAAATCAACATTATAATTTTGAAGATTCAAATAAAAATATTACTCAAGGTTTTTGGGGAAGTATAAAAAAAGATCTTGAAGAGACTTTTGAAAAAAGACGAGAGTCAAGAAAAGAAATAAAAAAATATGTAATAGGTGAAGAGTTTGATGGTGATTATATTACTGAACAAATATTAGGAACTTCTTTATATAATCTGCAGTACAGAGCTGCAACAAAACAAGGAACACCAGATGCCATGAGAATGCCTAAACCACAAGATCTTACATTCACTGAGGATCTTTTACTAAATGTTGGAAAGTTAGCATACGAGTCTCCTATATATGGATTAAGTGCATTACTAGGTCTTCCTGCTGGACCAATAGGAGCAGGTTTTACAGGTGCTGCAATACCAGAAACAACAAGGCTTACTTTACTTAAAATATTAGAAAATCAAGATGAGGGTAAACCATCTGATATAATGAAAATTTTATTAGAAGAAACCTTATACGAAGGTTCTAAGGAAGGAGTTAAATTTGGTACTTCTATGGCTTTACCTCTTCTTAGAGTTCCTGGTGTTGGTAAACTTTCTAAAAATTATTTTACAAGAACAGCTTCTCAAATTGTAGGTTACGAAGGAACAGGAATGTTAATAGATCAAGAAGTTCCCAATCTTTATGATTTTGGAATGTCTTCATCTATGTTTGCTATATTTAATGTATTTGTTCCTAAACAATTAGCAACAAAAAAAACAAAAAATATTTTTGTTAAGACAGGAGAGAAACCCTCGGATGTTGCTATAAAATCTGCTAAAGATGGAACATTAAAAGAAGATCTTGTTTCACTAGATAATAAAATACCAAGAAGTTTAGAAAATAAATTAGAAAAACCTATTGAAGTTAAACCAGATAAAATTGAAACAATAGACTTTAAAGATCCTATTTTAAAAAAAGCTGGAGAAAATTTTTTATTAAAAAAAAATAAAATGTCTTTAGATGCTGATACAGTATCAAGAGTAGCGAAAAAATCTAAAAGAAAATTTGTAATAGATTATATAGATCAAAAATATCCAGTATATGAAATGTTAAAACAAGCTGGTGTTAATACAAAAACAGGAATTGAAAAATTAAATATATATGAAGCAACTAGATTATTAGAAGGAAGTCAAGGTAGAGCAGTACATTTTTTAGAATACGGAACATTAGATTTTAAAACTTTAGCAGAAAAAGGACCTTCTTTTCTATCAATAGTTCAACCTTATGCAAAAGTTAAAGATCCAAAAAAATCTATAGATGCTTTAGATCTTTATCTTGGTAATAAACAGGCAATAGATCTTGCGACTAGAGGTATTAAAACAAACGTAGACATTGAAAATGCAAAAAAATTTGTAAAAAAATATAAAAAAAATTTTGAAAAAACAGCAGAACAAACTTATCGTTATCAAAATGATCTTGTAGATTATGCTGCGGATGGTGGTTTAATTTCAAAAGAAGCAAGAGATGCTTATAAAAAAATTAATAGAAATTATGTTCCTATGAGAAGAGAACAAATAAAAGAAGGTAAGTCAGGAATTATTAAAGATATGGTTAATCCTTTTAAAAAATTAAAAGGTTCAACATTAAAAATTAAAAGTCCAATAGAAAGTATAGTTAAAAATACAGATTTTATTATCAGAGCAACTGAAAAAAATAAAGCTATGGTAGATCTTATTGATTTTTCTCAAGCAAATAAAAGTGCATTTCCATATATTAAAAAGAAAAAAGGAAATTTAAAACCAGTAAAAGTTTTAAGAAAAGATTTAGAAATAATCTTTGACAAAGAAGATATTGCTAAAATGTCTGATAATGTAGTTAATGATTTAACAATATTTAGACAAGAAAGAGTTTATCCTGATGCTCAGTCTATAGCAATTAGAAGAAATGGTAAGTATGAAGTTTGGGAAGTAGGTGAAGATCTAGTCAATGCGTTTAGGTCTGTAGATCCAGTAGGAATGAATATAGTACAAAGATTTCTTTCTTTACCCGCTAGAACTTTAAGAACAGGTGCAATTGTAACACCTGATTTTGCTGTGCCAAACTTTTTTAAAGATACATTGAATGCAACATTTTTGTCTAAAATAGGTTGGATTCCTATTGTAGATTCATTTAAAGGAATGTTTAGTGTAATTTACAAAGATCCTAAAAGAGCAAATGAAGCGTATAAAAGATATTTAAAAAGTGGTGGAGCTTTTGCTACACTTAGATCTGTAGATAAAAATATATTTGATAAAGGAGTGCATGAAATATTAAATAAAGGTGTACTTAGAAATGAATATAGAGGTCCACTTGGTCCATTTAGATATTTAACAGATATATCTGAAGAAATGACAAGGGTGGGTATGTCAGAAAAAGTTTATAAAGCTGGTATTAAAAAAGGGTTGACAGAAAAACAAGCGTTAGAACGTGCAGGTTTTGAATCAAGAAATCTTTTAGATTATCAAAAAAAAGGAACAATAGGAGCTACTATAAATAGATATTCTTCTTTCTGGAATGCAAGAGCACAAGGTTCTACTATAATTTATGAGGCATTTAGAGATAGACCAAAAAAAGTAATGACAATGATAGGATTAACAGTTGTTCTTCCAACTTTAGGATTTATGGCAGCAAACTATGATTTTGAAAAAAAAGAATTTAATAAAGATTATTTAGAATTACCTGAATATATAAAAACAAATAAATGGTATTTTAAAATTGGAGATCAAGGAACATTTTTTCCAAAAGGTTTTGAAGTAGGAACATTCTTTTCTAGTATTATAGAAAAAACAATATTAGCAATACATGAAAACGATAAACAAGGACTTGATGAATTTTTGCGTGACTTTACCATACAAAACATAAAAGCATTCAATCCAGTACCTACTTTTTTTAGACCTCACATTGAAAATTTAATTGATTATAGTTTTTTTAGAGATGCTCCAGTGTTACCACCTTCAGCTCCTAAAAATATGCTTAATAAATATTATTCAACTGAATATACCAATGAAGCAATTAAAAGAATTGCTGAAGGATTAGCCGAAATAGTTGGACCAGATAGTTACGGAGCAAATCCAATTTTCTTAGAAAATATGTATGACCAGTATACTGGTGGTATTGGTAGAATGATTAAACAAAGTATAGAGGCTTTACTAATTTATGGTAAACTTATTGACAATCCTATCAAACCAACAGATCCCTTGACTAAAATACCAGCTGTCAGAGCTTTTCAAGCTAAAGATGTTTATGGTTATTCAGCTTCTATTGCAAGATACTACAAGAGAATAGATAAATATAAAAAAGTATTTAATTCTGTTAAATTTATAGAAAAAACAGATCCGAATAAATACATAGAAGAAGTTAAAAAATTAAGCAAAGATTATAATTTTGATGTTGAAGCTGTACTTGACATTGAGGAAAATATGAAAGATGTATCAAGAGATATCAGGATAATATATAATTCTAAATATAAAGATGATGGATCTTTATTTACCAATGACGAGAAAAGAGAGTTGATAGATAGATTATATATAGTAAGAATTGGTTTAGCTAGAGACGCATTAAAAATTATGAAAGCTCTTGAAGAAGAAGATAAATAATATATAGAAAAAGCATGACCATATCATCTACAACAGTTAGAAATTCATATTCAGGCGATGGATCAACTACTGCCTTTAGCTACACCTTTAAGATTTTTGCTGACTCTGATTTACAAGTTATCATAAGAAGTAGCACAGGATCTGAAACTACAAAAACTATCTCAACTCATTACAATGTTTCTGGAGCTGGAGATGCTTCAGGTGGAAGTGTAACTTTCACATCAGGTAATATTCCAGCAACTGGAGAGACTGTTGTATTAAGAAGAGTTACAGCACAAACTCAAACTATGGATCTAATTGATAACGATCCAATGAGTGCTGATACTATTGAAACAGCTCATGATAAAAGTATTGCTTTAATCCAGGAGTTACAAGAACAGTTAGATAGATCGATTAAAGTTTCAAGAACTGCAACGATCACTACTC